AAAAAACCCCAATTAAGGGGTTGTTTGAATATAAAAAGACTTAATGGTTATTTTGACTATACCTGTGATGTTGTCTACACCAAATATTTGGATTTGCTTGCTATTAGCATACAGTCTGGCATACACAGCATTACCAATACCCGTTGATTCTATCAGAAAAGCGTCCGCCTGAGCTGCACCAATAATAAGTGTTGTTGCTACAACCTCTCCTTTCTTTAGTGCTGTTATTGTGGTTTGCCCATCAGTGTTTTTAGATAATGTATATTCAAAAATAACACTATTAATACCAGACGATGTTTCAAATGATGCTGTAATTTTAAAAAGCGAGCTTTTATTAGTAATCATATCGCTTGGCAAGTAAAAAATATGGTTAATAATTTTGCCGTTAAACTCACTCTCAAAATTATTAATACCGCTCAAAACTGTTTCGCGCAGCAGTCGCGCTCCTGTGTTGATATTGATGCTTTTATACTCATTACCTTTGGCTGTTATATTGGCAAAGTCGCAACTATAAAAATCAAAAGATAAATCAGCATCAATTTTGTTACGTGTAAAACTTGCAGATTTTGCATTTATATCGTATAACGCTGTAACACCGCCGACACCTTTCGACCTAAACTCGTTGTCGTTAAAATTAAAATTACCCCAAATCACAGGGATTGAGCGTGTGTTTTTAACTAAAGACAAACCCTCTGTTTGATTTGTTATCTCAATGTCGTTTTTGTTAATAACAGCTACAGATAAATCATTAAAAGCCCAAGGTCTAAATAATACCGCACTAGAGACTACGTTCCTCGCTTTGATTTTATTTGACGTTATTGATATGTCTTCGCAAACATACGGCAACTCTAAGTCCAAAATATCAATATCAACTGTGAGGTTTTTGATTGTCACACTACCTGCATTATCAACACCCAGTCCAAAAAGTTTGTGCGTACAACTGTTTTTGCCAATTCTATTGAGCCACGCCTTCTCGATTATATATGTGTTTGTGTCAAAAACTTTAACTGCCTTTAAGTCAGTGAGGCTATCTTGCTTTGCTTTTATCAGCCAGTTGTTAAGATTTGCGCCGTTGAAGTTTGCATTATTTTTGTACGTGTTATTTTTTGATAACACATTCATGCAAGATAAATAAGCGTCATATAAAGACATATCAGCTCTGTCAGCTTTCATTCCGCTGATATCGTTGTTTTCCCACACAACGTCTAAGCCTTCCGCTAATAAAAAACAATAGTATTGGCTACTGTCCGCGACATGCCAGTACGTGTCATCGTTAGTTACTGTATTTCTTTTAGCAACAAATTTATTTATTTTCTTTAGCTGTATCTCATTTGCACTGCCGTTTGTAATGCCCAAATAAAAGTAAGCGTAAGAAAAATTATTGACTTCGTTGTCATTAATGTAACTACTGTAAATTGGATAGTTTATAAGTAAAAAATGAGTAGCGTTCACATTACTTGCTTTGTTGCGCTTGTAAATTATACGCTTAAATCCATAGGGGCTTGTAGCTGGCATCCGTGTCAGTGATCCCGTTTCGCGTATAACCACCACATTGCCTATAAACTCATTATCAGTTATCTCTAAATTAGCTACATAGCTCACAGCAGAGCATGTTAGTAATCTTTTCGATATATTGTTTTCCGATAAAAATTTAATATTCTTAAAAACTACATTGTTACAGTTTGTTATATTAAAGACCGCATCATTACTACCAGTCACTAATTCAACAGTTGCATTATCTCCCTCGAAAATCAAATCTTTTGACTGACAGTCAAGATTGTCGGTGCGGAATTTGTAATGTCCAGCGGGTAGCCAAATCTTAATGCCTTTACCTACAATTCTTTGCAGAGCGGGCGTCCAATCCCCGCCATCACCATAACTGCCAAACTCTCTAATACTGACGATATCGCTATTTTTCGATGCTTGAGTGCGAGCCACAGCGCCCGCAAGTTGAGGCACGACGGCAACAGCTGTGTCAGCCAAGCCACCACCACCCACAACAGCTGCATCAAGTGCATCAGTGAGAGCTTGCTTAACAGGCTTAACTTTAACGCCATTAACATCAACCAAGCCGCTTTCTTGCTCATAAACAGCCTGTAAGCCGCGCATGTATTCAAGATAAAACTCCAAAGTTTCAATATCACCTGCTAACCGGCGCGGCACTTTTAATCCAGCGGCGCCATTGTAAAATGTAGCAATGCCCTTGACGTCTAGACGGCCATCAGCCAAGTCCTGAACCGTGATTAAATCACTCACTTTTGCCTCTCCCACAAAAAACCTCCGATTAAGGAGGCATATGTTTAAATAAATTTAGGCTATCAAGCCGGTGATAAAGTCTTTATCGTTTAAGTAGTACCTGCTGTCATAGGACATAGCGCTTATTGATGACTCAAACACTCCCTTGCCAGCCTTCTCACTAATTAGGTACGCATCAGCTTCGACTTCTGTTGCTTCAGTAATATCAAATACAGTATGTGTCACACCTGATGTTACTAATGCAATCATCGGTATGCGTGCCACCTCGATTTGATAGTCACCAATCTGGCCAACAATATCAATCACATCAACGGTACAATTTTTAAGCTGCAGATGTATGACGTAGCTCTTGTCTTCATCAAGATTTACTGGATAATCTAAGGTCAATATCGTGTTTTCCTGTAGCTCAACTTGACCGCTGCATAGTATGGGTACCGTCGAATCAACGACTGCAATTCTATCCATGCGCGTCACTAAGTCGCCTTCGCCGTAAGCAGTAAACTCAATGGTTTTTCGGTTGTATCTCAGCTTATTCCACAATCGGTTGGCTAAAAAATGCGCTTGAAATTTATTGGTCACACCTTGCGTATCAATCGTCTTATAGTTAGTACGTAGATCGTCAGGCAGACGAATAATTGCTTCGCCATAATTGTCGTCTGGGTCACGCCATTTAAGCTCGACACCATCATAATTATCTTGAATACCGAAAAACTCAGTAACTGTCATGCTTTCTGGCAGACTATTACGATGATTAAATAACAGTAGGCTATTGGGTGTCTCACGCTCAAAGTTAAAATAATGCAGACCACCTTCACGGCGCGCTGTACAAAACACAGCTTCAGCGAGTGCAAATATCATTTCTTGGTAACTACTGTACTTATCATCAAACGTATAATTAAATTCACACGCTTTGTCAGTGCCAAAGTAAGTGGCGACAGCATCACTCAAATCATAAAGAGACTCACTATCAACCTCTTCAGCAGACATACGACCAATCCATGGATCAAGCGCCATTGCTATGGCAATATCAGCAAAGTCGCTTGTAGGAAGAAAACCATCAATCGTATCTAGCTTACGGTGTACGACTGCATTTAACTCACTGGCGTTTGTGCCAGAACCGATTGCCATGCGACGCAAACGTGCAACAGTGTCGTACTCGTAGACTGAGCGCTTAGTCTCGTAACAGCTATAGGCGCTTTCAAATATCACATCGTCAATCAGGTTGTCATCTTTGCCTTGATAATCTCGATTGTCGTTAGAGCGCTTGGTTCTAAATCTAAATGGACCAGCATTGGGTAGCTCTCTTTTGATGGTTAGGCCAATCGGATTGCGGTTGTTCGCAATACCGCGCATAACGTCACCGTGTTTAAATATTGGACCCGTTGGCACGCCATCAACGACCATCTGATATTCAACTTCAACAGCCACTTCTTGCGATGTATTGCCCTGGTATATACCGTTTTGTGCCAAGTAATTTAGGATAAATCCTGTGCTGTCTTTACTGCCAGCATAATACCAACCAATAAAATTATCTTTGGAGCTGGCAAAGGTTACAGTCCGAGAGAGCATACTAACTATTTGTGATTGGTTTAAATCGCTTAGTTTATTCCAGTCACTGTTCACGGCGGCTGGATTGACGAGTGTAAGACTCGTATCAGTGACACTAGATACTGTGTACTCGCCAGACAAGTCGACGTTGTTATCGTTATCTGTTAATACACCAGATGTCACGCCAGTTGTGTTGACTGTCAGCATGTAGAAGCTTGGGTTAATATCTTTGTAACCGTCAGCAAGTGTCAGCTCATATATGTAAGCACCGTTGCCACCAGACTTGATGATGCTCTCCACAGGATATTCACCTGCTAGATTCAAGCTACCCCCATTTTCATCGCCTACCAAAAGCGATGTGATGCGGATTTTCTTGTAGTCATTAGGATTGAATATATCTTGCTTTGCGGCGATAGTGAGCACGCCATCAGTAACATCGATATTGGTATTGCCAGATACGACACTATCAGTAACGGTACCGTATATGGCGTTTGCAATAATGATCTTCTCACCAGACTGAAACTCGCTGGTGAATTTGGCAATTTTCGGTTTAAGCAAACTAACAAAACTACCATTATCCCACTCAATATTTGCGGTTGTCCCTTGGTCCTCCTGCACTTGTATAGTATTTGGCGATGTAAAGACAACGCCTCTGTACTCTAAATAACCACTGTTGGGCGAGCGTAGTGTTTGTTTGCCATCGATTGAGGAGACTTGCTTTGTGACCAGTGGTAATTCATCAAATGCAGCACCTATCTGTATTTGCGGATTGGGATCGATAAGCGACTGGTTCGGCTCGTAGATGCTTATCGATGCACCTTCAATTGTGTTGATAGGTGTCTCACCTTCTTTGATACTATTCTCATCAATTGCAAAAGAGCCGGTACCAAAACAGAGTAAGCACTCCTCAACTTGGATTTGATCCTTATAGTAGCGGTAAAAGTACGAGATTCCATCAGGAGTAGATTTAGCCCTGCCATAAACATCTGGTACACGCTCATTAACACGATGCTTATTTTGACGCTGAGCAAGACTGTTGTTGGGTGAGCCAGATGTATCTTGTGGCGTGCTCATATCAGGCATGTTTATATAGGTATAAACTGCTACGCCTACGGATATGACAGCAGCAATGACACCTAATGTCACTGGGTCGCGTGCATGACACAGCACATTATAATCACCAGTCACATCTTTAAGCGCCCAAGCTTCTTTTACAGTCTTTGGCGTGATGTCATTCTGTACACAGATAACACCCTTATATAGTCTTGCTGCTGGATATTTGTCACGCACCTTAATCCATTCAGTTAAAAGACAGTAAAACTCATGGTCAGTGCATTCGCTCGCATCAAGCTCATTGTGAAAAATCTTTAACGTCATAAAATCGCACCTTTTTATATTGTCGCTTGATGCTTCGTAGGGGTTCAAAGCGTGGACCCGTCTCTGATAAATGAAGTATGCGGTTACAGTACTGCAAGCCCACATGATGTCGATTATCCAGCGTCATCATCAGCACGATTGTGCCATCGTGTGGTTTGTCTACTAATTTTCCTTGCTCCATACCTTGCTTGGTTGGTGCTAACGTGTCATTAAGCGAGCCAGTCAATCCCAAGAAGCAATGACTAAAATCGTAGTCAAACAAGTGCTTACCAGCATCTATCAGAAAATGGACACAGTGATAATTTGCGCGGTCAAACTTACGACAAAGTAAAGGATCGATGCTTTTCATACTAAACCTTCAAATCAAGATAATAGCTTGGTGTGTAAAGGCGACCTGTGGCTACAGTATTTTTATCAGGCGTCTTAGCATCAAATGTGGTGGCTTGGTGATCGCGGCTCATTTGCTCAACAAACAGGCCTTTGATGATATCAATCGGCTTTTCTTTGGCAAACGTCATTGAGGCTGCATCAAAAGCATAAGCGCGATAAATAACTTGTGGATATTCATCACTATCAGATGCTCTTATCTGCTTAATAAGTGGTGGTACAATCTCACCTAAATCACCGAGCGTAATATTTAAAACTTGGTCAAGATCGTCAGAGGTTTTCCCTTTGTTGATTAGCAGTGGCGCAAATTCAAAGTTAACCACTTCGCCCGTCTCAAGCATGGCATCAACCCCATCAGCATGATTGGTTACGATGCGGATAGGTTTTGGCCATAGGCTATGTCTAATTTCTAATGTTTCCAGCAAAGCAATACTTGGTGAGCTATCAAGATGTAGGTCTTTGATATCATCAATCGTTACCATCAATATCTCCTAGTGCATCAGGCAAATCTTCATTGACCAGTTTTTCGAGCAAGTTAAGCAGTTTGCGCGGGTCGCCAGACTCCCATAGACCAATGATCGTTTCGTTAAAGTCTTTGTCCGTGTTATTTGGCTTTAAACGTAGGTCAAACGAAACGCTATACACCTTGCCATCACGCTCACCAATGTTTAGTGAGCCGGCTACGAACTGACAAACATAAGTAGTCATCTCAGTTTCTTTAACAATCAAGCGCCAAAGAAACGGACGAGGGTTATCTTGATGGCTATCCCAAAAAGCCCACCAATACTGCTGTTTGATTTTTTCATCGAGCATGACAGACGCTGTGACCGTGTGCACGTTGTTAACAAACTGTACGCGCTGACGGTCAAACCCACCCATTAGCTCTTGCTCCAAGAGATTATTGGCTACTCGAGGCGTGTAGCCACGCTGCAATGGGCACAGTGCAAAGTTATTCATCGGCGGTTCACCTTAGCGGTCGTGCCGCGCTGTATACTTTTGCTTTCAAGTGAATTGGGGTTTTTGATACGACGGAATGATTTTTCAATCATCTTGTCTACGACTTCAATAGTGACTTCACCATTGGGCTGACGGGTAGCGCGCGCGTCAACACCGCTTGATTTGTCGATAAACGTTAAATTTAAAGCATTAGACTTTTGACCTTCAGACATAAACTTAACCAAGTCTTTATTTTGCTTTGGAGATAAAACGCGTTCATCTTTTTGCAGGAGGTAAGTTGCTTCTTCAGGTACGTTGTCCAAGCCACCATGAGCAATACCAGCTACGCTTGGCGCGGACATTCCTTGGATTCTGCCAGCGGCAGCTACCTGAAGACCGGCTGCGACAGCTGCCCCTGGTCCCGCGATATAAGGACCAATTAATGGAACGGCTGATAGTGAATTAAATGTGTTTGAGTAAGTTTCTTCAACATTCATCAAAGCTTTGTTTACGGCATAAGCTTGCTCAACTGCAAACGCAATCTTATGCATTCTTGAGTTTTCACCAAAGAATACGGATGCAGCATTGGTCATGCCAGCAAATAAGCCTTGATAGATAGCCACGCGTTGTGAAGCGTGTTGTTCTGCCAGCGTCTGGTCTCTTAAAGCATATTCCTGCTCAAGCGCCCACATCTTATCCAAATGCTCTTGTTTGGCGATTTCTAATAATTCAAAGCGTTCAAGCTCTGGCAAGCTATACTCACCACGCTCATCTTTAGCATTAATTTCTTTTTCACGATCAGAATATTGATTATTAACAGAACCAAAACCTTCTACATAGTCTTGGTTCAAGCGCCATACATCATAATCTTGACCGCTCATGTTGCGTTGCATGATGCTATCAACACCAGTACTCAATGCTTCTGCACTATTTGCTTTGGCACTATTAGCAATGGACTGATACATCTTGTCTTGCTCACGCGCTTTAGCACCTGCGGCAAATTTAAAGTTAGCCAAGTCTTCTTGGTGTGCTGCGTTTTGTAGGTCAACAAATAGAACTCTGTTTGGATCGCCCTCAACAAACTCCTTCTCAATAGCGGCTACTGCTTTCTTGTGGTCATCATGGATTTTTTGTTCTTCACTAAAATACTTTTCAGTGATAGATATTAACGTGGCGTTCTTTTCTTTTGTATATCGCTCTTCTTCACGAGTCATGTACTTTGTATAGTCGACCGATCCTTCCGCATAAGCGCTTTTGATATCAAGAACCCTGATTGAATGTTCAATCTCAATCTTCTCTTTGTCAGTGGCGTACTTATTAACAATAGCCACCTGCGCTCTTTGAGCTTCCTCGATAGCTTTATTTTCAGCTTGCAGTAGCTTCATTGTGTTATCGCTACCCAACTCCGAATTTAGCTTATTGTAATGTTTGTCACGTCTACCATGATGACTAGCATACTTTGGATCGGTGTAACGCCATGCGATATAGTTATTTCCTAAAACCTCTGTGCCTTTGTCGTAGTCAATATCGGGATTTGATAAAAACTCTTTCTTTGTTCTGTCAAATCTTGGATTGGTGGTCATTTCTTTTAGGGCAAACATTGCTTGAGCGTTAAGCGCCTCTTGCGTTTTGACTATCTGACCGTTTTGAATTAAACCTAAGTCTTTGAGATGCTTATGTAGTGCCTCACCGCGATCTTTCTGCCAACTAATCATACCCAAGTTATATTTATTGTTTTTTGGGTCGCTGTGACCGCCAAATAAATACTTACTCTGATAGTCGTTCTCACGCCCAACCTCAGCCGTAATTATTCGAGCCTGGTTGTCTGAAAGCCCGGCAGTTTTAAATGCCTTATAAACCATCATTTGATTGCTAATTTCTTTGGTCGAGCTTTTTGCTGATGCCGCGGCCTTTTTGCTAGCCGCCGCTTGCTTCTCTAATGCTTTCGCATTTGCTTCTGCTTCTACAGTATTAATTGCCAACCCACTGGTATTGCTTTGCAAGAAAGTATTGGCGTTGTAATAAGTGCTTGCAAGTCCACTGAGCTTTTTTTGCTGACCCGTCATTAATGTGTCTATGGTTTTAATGGCCTTCTCGTACTTGTCTGTAACTGACATATAACCATCAGCACCGATCACACCAGCCTTGAAAAACCCAACCGCTAATGCCTTACCTTTTGCAGCCACACCATCAGCGCTAAAAAATGCTTGCGAAGTCTCTCCAATATTTCGCATTTGCGAACCGACTTGCTGAAAGGCCTCAGCAATAATACTTACACCTGCCGCAAGCCCAACAAGAGATGCTGCTGTGATTTGCACTGCAGAGCCAATGCCATTTACTTCATTTTTAAAACCTCGACCCTCAGTAGTGCTTTCAGTGAAATAAGTAGTTAATGTTCCTAGAGCTGGAATCATTTCAGAGATTAGTTGCGTTTTTAATCCTTCAAATTGTGTCTGTATAGCCTGTGTTTGAGCTGCTAATTTACGAGACTCTTCAATGGCTGCAGCAGTTTTAATAACACCTGCATTCTCTAATTGAACGCCATACTCTTCAAGTATCGAACCGCCATTGGCAAATAGTGGCATCAGGTTGCCTAAATCACCCGCCAAGCTTTCCATAACAAAACGTTGTTCTTGAGAAGTAGCACCTAACGCGTCGAGCTCGTCTTTTAGATACTGGATAGCGCCTACACCATCTTTGCCTTGCAGCGTTTTACCTAGATTGCGAATCTCTTCATCAGTCAATTTGGTATTGTTTTGCAGCGCCTCAAAGAAGTCAGCCGCACCACCACCGCCCGTCGCACTAAACTCGCCTAATTTTTCTTGAGTATCTGCTAAGATTGCTGCCAAGGCTTCTTGCTCAACGCCAAAGCCAGCAGCCGCATGAGTTAGCACTTGAAAACTCTTTAGACCTGTGTTGGCTGTGCCTGCCATGATGCCAAGCTGCACGTCTGCATTAGCTGTTTCGACTGCCAATGCAGCTAATGCGCCTGCTGCAACTACCGCACCACCAATCGCCATGCCAGCAAAAGAGCCTGATATTTTACTGATATCATCGGCAATGTTGTCGCGCAGCTCTCTTACCGATCCACCTATATTTCTTGCGCTATCACGTGCTTGTCGCTCAGCTTGCGTTAGGCCATCCGTAAAATCACTTAGGCGTACTGCCAAATCGAGTGTTAGTCTGCCAAGTGATGTAGTTGCCATGCTGGACATTCCTTATTTTTAGATATAAAAAAACCCCAATCATTTCTGATTAGGGTTTTTTATTACTGGTATTTTTTATTCGTCGTCTAAGTTCAAATAAATATAATATCCAATTGGCACAGATTTGGCGTGTGTCCATCGATTGTGTTCAATTAGATTATTTATCCATATTTGCGCCCAGTGTAATTGAGTGGCAGGCGGTTTGTGACGTGGAGAGTATTGCATATTACATCCATAATTCGTGATAGTTTGAAAATTAAAACCTAGTCCACTCTAAACCAGATACATTAAACTTAAACTGCTCGTTGCCATGGTCGAAAAAATTAACTTCTACCATAACCATATCAGAATTTTTTAGCTTTTCAACAAAGCTCGCTACGTCTTCAGCTAAGAATAAGACTTCGCTACTACCAGCTTCTGCTTCAGTAGCAGCTATTTGTTGTACAGCGCCATCATCAAATTTCACAGTGACATAGCAATCTTGATAGGAGCAAAACAACTGACCCTTATTAACGGCAAACAAGATATCCTGCCCATGCTGAGCATCGTCGCGAATTATGATATTTAGCTCAACACCTTCGCCATAAGGAAAATCTAGCGTTACTGTATTAGTTGATTTATTGATTGCAAAATATGAAGACTCTCCGCGCATTTCATCAACTGACTCATCGTACTGCCAATTACTTGCAGTAGCTAATGGTTCAACAAGACTCTCTTCCCCGCCTTGTTCGGATTCATCTACACTATTTTGTTCAGAAGAAGGATTTGAAGCAAGTGCTTCTGGCTCTGTGCTAGGAGTGTTCGCAGAGTTTATAGACATAACTGCTGAAATAACTAGCAATCCAATAAATATCGCAGCAATCCACGTAAGGATTGAAGTCCGTTTAATTTTTGCACCACAATTAGGACAAGTGGCCGCATTCTTACTAACTTGATGACCGCAATCTTTACAATTTATGAGTTTAGACATGACTTGCCCTTATCGTTTTCTTTGCAATAAAGACATCACTATAAATCATCAAAAACAATTCAGCAACATTTGTCCGATCAATCATCAATTTGCACTTCAAAACTTTCAACGATATCGTCTTCATTAGGCATAAACTCAAGTGGCTCTACCCAGTCCTCAGTTTTAAGCCCTTTGTTGATGTTCATCGCAATGATATTAGCAGCTGCTTGCTCAACACGCCTGCCAATATTTAGGCTACCCCGCCGTGAACGATACGCTGCCCATTGATTAATCTCTAACATTGTCAGATTATTCTTAACCTGATAAATTGTATTGCCACCTATACCAGCCAGCGCCAATTCAAATAGTAACTCATTCTCACCTGCTATGAGCCCTTTTTGGTCTTGGTCTTCTCCATAGACTTTTTTATATCATCAAGACCCCAAAGCTTGTCAAATATAGCGCTACCCATTGCTTGCACAAAAGTCTTCTCTACTTGCTGCTTTGAGAATGCTGTTTTGCCATCATCGTCAACTAAGGCTTTACTAATCCATTCAAACGCAACGTCTTCACCTTTATTCATTCGCTTGAGCAAATCATCGGTCACACCAAAAGGTAATTGCTTGATCAGAATGTCAACTTCATACTCTTTACCTTTATGAATAAACTCTACCGTTTCTTCATAAACTTCATCGACTAGTTTACCTTCTTTTATATCTGACAATAATAATTTTTCTGCCATTTTTGCAATCCCCTAAAAGTAGTAAAGCCTCAATCAAGAGGCTTTGGTTTAAATTTGCAATGTGTTATCACACCGAACTTTTTACTAATCAGTGGTCTTCCATGCAGCAATAGCTCGAGACTGACGTTTCATAGAGATAGTGTGCTTTACCAATGAGTCAGGATCTATTACAGGAGCACTATTTCTTAGCCGTGTAGTAAAAGAAACCCAGCTACGGCCTTCTGGCAATGTAACAGTATCACTGGCCAGTTCTGGCGCCACCTTGCCATCTGAAAGGCCTACAAACACCTCAACAAGCTCACGGTCATCAGCGAGCTGCAACAATGTAATATGGGTTGCATTTTTAGGGTCTGTATTAATCGAAATAGAACCTTCGCCTGGCGTATTAAGCCCATATGTTGATGTTGCTGAATCTTCTTCCTCGAGACATGTATCAGTAATATCCGTTGGCGTATCGTCACCAATGACAATGGCAGTAATACATACCATCTTGGTCAGTGTGGGCGTAGCATCGTCGCCATGCTTGATCCAAACGCCGGTTCCCTGCGTAAGAATGCCTTTTTCTTTCTTAGCCATGATCGGCTCCTAGTGTGATTGGTTAATAGTTAACGTGCTAATATCCAGTTGGCATCAAAGCCGCGCCCGTACAGCTTAGCTTTGCTGTCATACTGATGGATGGATGGATTTAATATCCAAGATTGCTGTTCGAGGACTGCACGCACTGCGTCGCGTATTGCAGAAGCAGACTTAGCATCTGCCGCGTAGACCATGATTTGATACTGTGTGTCATCAAAGTTTGCGGGTGCGTCTAAATGATTGTTTGCCTGTCCTGATATGGTTTGCCATACAATGTATGGTTGTGAAGTGCCATATGGTGCGAAGTCTTCATGAAGTTTTGCTTCTACATCAATTAATAAGGCGAGCGCCGCATCAGCTTTTAAAGCTCGATAGATTGGTAAACTCATAGCTTTGCAATCTCCTTGTCGAGCTCTAACATAAATTGCGATGTAAATTCAGTCTGCACAGCGTCACGATTATTGTTAATCGCCGGTCGCATAAATGGTGTTGCTGATTGATGAGCGGTACCAAATTCAGGGAAGCGCCAATACCAAGTATCACCACCCGAATTGCCTGTACCCACCGTCTTCTTAGCGCCGCCTTTAACACCAACTTTCATCATGACAAAATCACCCTTTGTCTTACTGGGCTTGGTGACGATGTTCTTCCAAATCTTTTCAGGACTGTGCTTGTCATCAAGTGCTTTAGCATTTTTCACAGCGTCTTTTTTGACGATATTCATAGCTTTACGTGATGCACGCGTCGCAGCGTTTTTAACTTTGCGTGGCTTGCCTAACTGCCGAATCTTAGCTAGCACATCATCAAGTCCAGTGATTTCGTTAGCCATGCTTAATCCTTAAACTGCTCAACACCGGCTGAAAGATTGAACGTCGTGTATTCAACGCCTGTGTCGCTATCATCAAGCCCTTGGCTGTCTATAGCAAAAATGCGACCTTTCCAAATCACACGCATGGTTGTATCAATATCTAGTCCAGCGTTATATCGAACCTTCATTCGCGCTGTAATTTCGGAGTCCGCAGCTTGGGCGCTGAGTAAATCTTTGGTAGAGAGCGGCGTAATTTTGGCATACGCTTTTTTGTAGAATATCCACTCTGATGGCAATTCATATCCATCATCATCACGCCCACCTTTGACATAGCTTTCTATAGTGACGCGATGGTGTAACTCGCCTGCCTTGACTGCCATATCAATCATCCATATCTAAAAAGGTAGACCCTGTTTCCTCATCGTCATCTTGCTGCTCGATGAGCTCATTCAATATTTCTTCATTCTGCTCAATCAAACGTAATATCGTTTGTTCTTTAGCGTTCGACTGCTCAATTAAAACGCTATTTTGTTCGACCAGTTTGGTCACCAGTGTTATTAAGCTTGGCAATAAGTCGCTTTGCGCGATCTCTTGCTTCATCGGCTCTTTGTTTAATCCACTCACGGCGTGCCTCGCATCCTTTACAAATCATTATTAAGTCCCCATTCGTCGGTAAGGTTGTAGCAGAGCCTTAGCTCCCATTGGCACTTCAATCATGGACGATTCAGATACCGCTTCACGATGGGCATACCAGTGACCAACAATGAGCAAGGTAGCTTGATCAATGGAAGCGTTGTCGACCACACCATACTCATCATCATCCGGTACCGCCAATTCATAAATTGTTCGGTCAAGATGCTGTTGGATATGATCACGAGCAGCTGCCATATATCCCGCCAGCAGCGCATCTTCATCTTCATGCTCGATGCGGCATTGAAATTTCACCTGCTCAAGTGTCACCATTGGTTATTTACCCTTAGTAGTCTTAGGTTATTCTTTGGTAGCTTTATCAGCTTGCGCTTTAGCCTCTTCAGCAGCGATAGCACGCTCTTCCGCTTCCTCATCAGCTTTAGCTTTGGCTGCCTTTTCAGCCTTGGCAATTTTTGCTAATTCAGCCTTGCTTAATTTTTCAGCGTTGGCATCGACATCTTCTTTATCAAGCTTATCAACTTCTACGGCGTAGCCTTTTGCCACAAGCTCTTTACCTTCTACAGCATTGACCTTTACTGTCTTGCCATTTGCGACTGTAGTACGACCTACCATCATGTATTTCAATGTACGAATAAACATAGCTACTACTCCCTTTATTAATGCAAAGCTAACTGAAATAATTAACTTTGAATTAATAAAAAAACGAAACTCGTTAGACGAGTTTCGTTTATTGTATTTTTTAAAAATAAAGTTTCGTTAGGTAATTAAGCGTTCAGCAAAGTCTTAGCTGCAGCGAAGTCGCCAAAAATGAACGACTCAGGACGCTTGACGACTAAGCCAAGGCGTTCTTCGCAACGGATAGAAACCATGTTGTCTTCAAAGTCAGTATCGTTTTCGGTACTGATAATAACGTTGGCTTCTTCACGGTCAAAGATTTGGGCAGCACTTGCGAACGCACCAGTCAAGAACTTACCACGGAAATCAGGCTCATCCGTATCTACTACTGGCAAACTCCATAGCGTATTACCGACCAGATTCATTGGATTGGCCATAATGTAATTACCAAGACTATTCTTAGTGAGTTCAATTTTCGCCCATTCTAAGAAATCCATAACTGTGGCTGTTGCTGGTAAACGAGCAAGGCGTGCCTGCAGCATTGCCAAGCGAACGATGTCGATATTAGTAACAGGAGCTTCAGGATCAAAGGGAGAAGAGAAAGCGGTTGCTTGTGGCACGATACCAGTCAAATTACTACCGGTACCGTTTCCAAATAATAACTGACGCTCTTCTTCTTGCTTAAGACCAAAGCGCATTTCAGCATCAATCGTTGACATGAGCTGACTCATATCATCAAGGATCTGCTTAGACGCTTTAAACATATGAGCAATAGTACCAACTTGCGTCATTTTAGTTGCGAATTCAATGTCACTGTAAGGCTTCTTAGTACCTTCTGGGACAATGGCAGCTGAATTAGTAAAGCCTGTTTGCTGCACCCAAAAAAGAGCATTGCTTTCAGTTGTACCAGGCGCAATAAGATCGCGAATAAATAAACGCTGTTTAGGCTGCTGATCAATACCAGGCAATCGCATAGGCTCAACAACACCAGGCACATCAGCGGTTGTTAATGCATCTTGTATTGGAATACGTAACTTGTCGCCATGTTGGAGGTTTTTAGCAAACTCTGCCAAACCCTCAAAAGTTGCAACTGTTTGCCCAATAGTTTTAGCGGATGGACGACCAGCATTGTTTTCATTACGCTTGAATAACTGCTCAGCCTCGCCAAGCTGCGACTCAAGAGCGTTTTGCTTAATTTCTAATGCGTTTGCAAGAGTCAATGCTTTATCTGCAGCGTTCTTAGTTTCTGTGCTAACTTCGCCATGTCGACGCGCTTCTTCCAAAGCCTTTTCAGCTTGTGGCAGTAGTTGTTCGTTAGCAATTTTAAGCTGCTTATTGACAGCTTCAAGTTCCGCTTTAATATTTAAATCTGACATTGTCTGTCTCCAAAAACAGAAAAACCACCAGACGGTGGAATATAGGGTAATAATTAAGTTAGGTTTGATTTGAGATTAGGCTTTTAGCTGGTAAGGATTAGCGGCAAAAGCGCGCAGATCTTCAACCAGACTCTTCATGTCAGCAGCGTCATGCGTACCGTTTTGGGTAGCGTCTGGCGTACCCTGTTTTAATTCTGCAAATAATTCGCGGCGTTCGCTTCGCGGAATGCCTTGCATGGCCATCAATCGGTCCATCTTACGGACAGCATTTGAAGTATGCTTGTTATCTATATCATTGGTAATAACATCTGAGTCGAGATAACCGTCAGCAAATCCCATTTCGACAGCCTTCTTACCACCGATCCATGTTTCAGCATCCATTTGATCGGACAACTCGTCTGCATCAATACCGCTACGAACGTGATAAACATCAGCGATCGTAGTATCGATTTGCTCTAGGAAGTCCGCGATATCACGTAAGTCGTTACGGTTCCCGCCAGCAATAGTCCAACTGTTGTGGATCATAAAGAAACCGGCACGTGCAATCTGCAACTCATCAGCTGCCATGGCAATAAATGATGCCGCTGAAGCTGCCACTCCAAGTACTCGAACGGTCACGCGACCTTTGTGTTCACGTAATAAGTTATAGATTGCCAAACCTTCGAAGACATCGCCGCCTGGTGAATTGATATTTACGATGACATCACTGTTTCGACCAATACTGCGCAAAGCGGCATTGATTCGCTGTGCCGTGGTACCACTGTCAGTCCACCAGTCATAGCCGATGGTATCTAAGATGTTGATGACGTTATCATCTTCACTTGTATCTGCGGCTTTAATAGTGCCGTCCCATAGCTCAAGTGCTTTGGGTGTAACATCTGTGTGAGCCTGCGCACGATGTTTCTGTTCTGGCGCTTTAGGTAGTTGACTGCGTCGGTTCATCTTTTGCTCCGTAATTTGTGCCCACTTGGTCAATCCCAATCAAAGCAGACTGCACTGTATATTTATCACCGCCCTCAATAGGCGGTAAATTCTCAAGACGTCGTACTTCGTTGCGGCTCATCCATCCATTATTTAATGCCGAGTTATAGTAAGCAGAACGTCCAGCACTATCAGCTCTTAACAGCCCTTCAACTGAAAATTCGACCGTAATATTATCAGCGTCAAGAGGACTTAATAAGCACCGGCGTATCTCTTGTTCAATATTAACTAGTATCGGACGCAATGTATTAGTTAAGAACTGAAGCCATTGACCATCAACTGATGACGCCCAACTCGATGACTTATCCATATGACCAATCATGAATGGCGGCACACGAAATAAGCGGCATATCTCTTCAACATTAAAACTTCGCGTTTCTAGTAACTGTGCTGCTTCTGGATTCATCGTAATGTTCTGATACTTCATACCAGACTCAAGAACCATGATGCGACCAGCGTTTTCACTTGATGCATACTTGGTGACATTGTCTCTAATCTGCTCACGCTGTTCACTTTTAAGTGACACATCAGTACTCAAAAAACCAGATGGCTGCATACCTTTCTTAAAGAACTTGCCAGCAGACTGATCGGCAGCTGTTGCACTACCAACGGTCTCACGACCTTGCTTTACCGGGGATAAACCTGCTAGTCCATCAATACCAAAACCACGAATATGCATCATTGCATCTTCAGGTATGATTCGCTCTTTACCATTTTTAACTACCTTATATTCAAGGGCGCCACTCTCTAATCTCTTTTGACGTACTGTTTGAGGCAGTAGAATGTCAAGAGACACCAAGCGAGTACCGAAATAAACCTTTTCAACATAAGCATTTCCCCATAAGCAGATGCTCGCAATGATCATCAACATAAAACGGCTAGGCGTATACTCAGCATTTGGTTTTTGCGAAAGTAATTTATGCAAAGGATGAGTCTTAGCTACTGTTCGGCTACCATCTTTATTGTTTTGATAAACCTTAATAGGTAGCGTTGATATCGTCTCACTGAGTAAGCGCGTACATGCCCATACCGTCGATAACTGTAATGCGCTATCCACAGTCACATGCTTCCCACTTGATGTGCTATTACCGCCCATCAAATCAAGAATTTGACCGCTAGTTAAATCTGTTATTTGATGTGGAACACCCATCCATTCCAATATCGCGGCTCTAATAGGGCCTATCTGCTTCTTCATAAACCCACCATAATTGGATTGTTTGTAAAATTGTCCAAGCTGTTTGCGGCACCATCACCTGCCAGTACCATTGCGCGACTGATCCCCATTAGCAGGGCAACAGCACCATCGATTTTTTTGTAGTTGGTTTCTTTACGAGGGAATACGTTATTGTTTGCATCCTCTCGTGATACGACATTACCAATCATCCAAGATAAGACTGGATGACCGTCATGATGGAACCGCCCACCCTTCATTGCCGCTTCTAGTTCACGCATGGCTGGGGAAAAAGACTTAACCGTCTTAGGAATCTTTACGGCGTCATACCCTGCAGCTTCAATAGTAGCGGCAACTTGGAAACCACCCCATTCATCGTAAGGTACTTCGGTTAATGGAAAGCTACCTGCATCAGAAACCAAGTCTTCAGCGATGGCATTCAGGTCATTTTCAGCACCATCGTGCACTTCGAGCAAACCTTGGTTCATCCACTTCTGGTACCGCTCAACCGCTTGCTTCTCATCACCCTTGTAAACCGTATCTTCTGGCAAATAAAACCATGGTGCGATGCAGTAATAGTGAAGCTTTCCATCATCTTCGTAGCGATAGAACAAATTAATACGCGCTGCGATATCGATTTTTGACGCTAAGTCAATCGGCATCACACAAGGCGTAGTAGCAAAGTCATCAAGACTTAAGCTGTCATCAGCACAAGCGCGCCAATGCTCCATATTAAAGAAGGCAGATTTTGCAGACACCCAAACATTAAGATGCTTGGTTTTAAAAGAATTTTGACGACTGGCGTTGTTGATAGCTTTGGTTTGTTGGGACTCTAAGAAGTCAGCATAGACAGAGACGTCATAATTAGGATTGGCTTTGATCAGTACCTTTGGGTCGGTCCAATCATCGCCTTCGTCAATACTCCAAATCCAGCCAAACAATTCATCATCTGGCACGTTACCTAATAGCATGTCTTGCACACGGCTGCGCAGCTCGTAGCAAGGGCCCTCGATATTATGACCGGCTGTCGTGATAACAAATATCATCGGCTGGCGGCGCGCACCCATACCTGTTTGCATCGTGTCATAAAGGCGACTATCTGGATGCTCATGGTACTCATCGACAATAGCGCAATGCGGCGACTGGCCATCTGGCGGGTCACCGATAATAGGCTCAAATAATGAGCCGTCATCAGGACGCTCAAGGCTTGCCGCGTTAATCTGTATGCCAGTGGCCGCTATTAGATCGGGCGAACGCATCACCATTAAGCGCGCTGGTTTAAAAACCTCCCACGCTTGCTTCTCTGTTGTCGCGCCTGAATAAACCTCACTACCAAACTCACCATCGTTAGCAAACATATTAAGAGCGACGCCCGCTGCGATTGCAGACTTACCATTCTTACGCGGTACCTCCCAATACGATTCTCGAAAGCGTCTGAAGCCGTCTTTTTTACGCATCCAACCGAACGTGACTGCGATGCCAAATTTTTGCCATGGCTCAAGCTGAATTTTTAAGCGCTTTAAGGCCCACTCACCTTTCGTATGAGGTAGCAATTCAACGAAAAGTATCTTTTTTTCGGCGGCTTTTGGATCAAATTTATATGGATAGTCACGTTTTTTTGACGCTTTTAAGTCGTCCAAGTGGCGTTGGCAAGCCAGAACAACCCATTTGCATGCTGGAACTTTGCCTTTGACAACTGCTCTTGCCCACTTATTGGCGATATCTACATTAGGATAATCGGCCATAGTATCTCGCTTGAGCATCTACATATTAAGGACACCTGAAAATGGGTTTGTTTGTTCTTTATTGCCAACGCCAGTTAAGCGCTGACGCGAAGATGGGTCAAGTCCAAGCAAGCTACCAAAAGTCGCCATTTGTCTTACTGCTTCATTGAGTGCTGTTAATGCTGGATTCTTGATTGTGCTTCCACCTTCAGTGGCTAAGGTTATGCCGTTTAAAGCAATCTCTTTTTGGCACTCACGATAGTTATCATAGGCCATGCAAAAAATCTCGACGTTATGCATGTCGGTAATTTTCAGCAGCTCGTTTTCTAAAAGCTCAGGCACTATCGAGCGCCAAATCATCGGTGCAAATTCTAGGCCGTCCATATAATCAGGTGGGTCAATATCAGTAACATTACTAAATTCTGGAACGTTGATATTTTTGCCTTTAGATTTTTTCGGGTCCGGCTTGCGACCTCGACCTGGTACCGCTGCCAAACCTCCCATATCACAAATTCCTTAGCTTAGTCAATGGGCTAAACTTTTAATTAAACGCGCGTAAAAATGTACTTTAGGGGGCGGTCATTCGGGGCCTGGGGCTGAACAATTTACCCACCCTCCCCCAGTAGAGTTATTCAAACGGGCTGTATGGATTCAATATCTGCTGCATTGATAATCGTCTTGCGTACTTTGATAAATTTAAGCATGGTTTTTACTCGTTAGCTGTCTTAGCTTTATGATGCGGGTTGCATAGCGACTGTAAGTTGCTGAGCTCGTCCGTACCGCCTTTAGACTTTGGCACTATGTGATCGACGTCGGTTGCTGGCACGAACCTGCCTGCCTGCTTACAAGCCAAGCAAAGATAAGCATCACGTTTAAGTACTTGCGTGCGTAGCTTACGCCAAGCATGGCCGTAACCGCGCTTGGTTGTGCTGCCACTGCGGTCTGGTCGCTTTGTCCAGTTGCTGCGTTGGTCTGAGTGTTCATCACAGTATCCTTTGTCTTTGCGTTTAACGAGGTTTGGACAGCGATACTGTCTACATGGTGTCGATGGCATGAGTACTTTCCTTAGCTTCTATGAGCCTGATAAACTCTTTGGCTTCAGTGTTGCCGCGGTCAGCACGATCTTGTAGCAGCTTGCGTTGATGGGCTTTAAGTATTGATGTCTCAGCATTGTCATAGCTGTCATAGAGTTCTTTGCCTGAGTATTTGTACAACATGACAGCAACTCCATGACCAAACGTTAGACATAAAAAAGCCCACGTTATTTCTAACGTGAGCAAAAGAATAATAATGTGGCCCGTTGGGCAGGACTCGAACCTGCGACCTCATACAACAGCGTAATGCGCTCTACCTGCTGAGCTACCTTCGGGATATTGTGAGCAACAAAAAAGGCATTTAGAATTAACTAAACGCCTTTCCGCTGCGGATGCAGACAATATAACACATTTATACTATGTACCTCGGTCAAAGTCAAACAGTTTCTGATGCAAGTAATCGCTCAACCTCAACTTCTGCTGCATCGACCAATTTCTTACAATGCTTGTCACACATCTTCATGCCCGCCTTTGTACCACCACGCCTATATTCAGGCAGTTGCTTGGTTAGTTTGGCAGCAAGCAACTGATAGCTGTATCCGTATCGATACTTCAACTTAATCAATCTATAGCTGAACTTATCATGCATCTTAATGTATGCCATAACATGCTCAATTTCTAGCATCTGGTCATCACAACCAACATCAATACCGCTGCTACTATCTGGCAAAATAAGACTCCATGCTGATTTATAACCTAACGGACTGCAACTGCCCACGCTGCCACCGCCTACTGGTGACGCTGCTACATTACCGCGACCTACCCAACGTCCCCACATTGCCAGCTTAGCCTTAATACCTAGTTCATCAATTATCACTTGCTCACCTCGCTCATCGCCATCCCCTCAATATCAATCACGTTTAAAACCAACTCTTGCAACCATTAACAGCGCTACGAACCCAAGTAATGCTAACAATGAACCTGATAGCTTATATAAGGACACAACAACCCAAGACACAGTCAGTACCAGGACCACGTTATAAATCATCGCCATTAATGCATGCCAGCATTCTGGCCAATATTTCCAGTCCATAGCTACTTACCCCCTTTCTTTTTAATTGGCTTTGGCGCTGGCACGTCGACCACACCTTTATCAATAAGCCTGTGATATTTATAGATCATCATGCCAGCGTCTCGAGCGTGCTCAGATGTGCTAGCCGTCCAACCAGTGATCATTTCGAAGCCTTTGGCATTACGCTTGGTATCGATGTTAGCTGGTGCAACCAAGATATGACGAAGACCATTGCGCTCACAGAACTCTTGCCAGATGCTACAATCTCTTGTGACTGAGCCAACGCCCTTCAATCGCTCTTTACCAATGCTGTGGTCTACCCATGTGCGCTTGCGAACGTCCTCAATACAAACGACCAGCTTAACGTCTGACTGTGCCGCTTCATCTCTGATAGACAAAACCTTGTCTTGTGCACTAAGAATGGTTTGAGTAGACACCTCTTGAAGTACGCCATCAATGCTGTGCGCATAGCCTGTCTTAACGCCTGTATCGATACCGATTAAAATCATTTCCTACCATCCTTTAAATTAATATCGCCATATTCATGACCTTTGGCCTTACCGTCCTCTGACCACTTGGCATAGTCATCATAGAAAGGGTTACCTTCAACTACTCTCACTCGACCAGACCAGCCTTGATAAGAATAAACGTTTGTATCAAACGACTTTTGAAGCCCTGAAACTTTTAGATCCTTTGTGGTCTTCATGCTCACACCATCTTCAAATGGTTTAACGCAAAACAGTCATAACGCAGTTTTCAAAAGGGCCTTGCGTGAATCCAATATTTTTACCGCCAAACACTCTCATGGCTGTATGTAACTGCATTACATGCATGCCTTCACCATCTATCTTGGTAGCACTATAATCGGACAGCATTCCGCACGTGGCTCTAACCTCTGCATTGTGATCATCTAATATTTTTTGGCCGTACTTGGTTAGCTTAAATTTAACTTGTTGATTGATATTTACTGGCCCTTGAGCGTACCCATCGAAATAACTCATACTGTCTCCTCAAAATCAAAAAGATCTGTCTGTTGTTGTTCGCAATTGGGTGATATCCAAAGCACTTCAGTACGCTTACCACTACCATTGCGACTACTAATGGCCGTTTGTCTTGATGATTTGGTC